AGCACCGGTACTCAAGTCGGCAGCCAGAAACGGAGGGTTTTAACCCAGTCAAAGTCCACACAGAAAACACCTTGAAAATATGCTATTTTTACTTAAGGGTTATGCTATTTTTAAAATATGTTGGGAAACAGGCACGCGGCCTGCTCGGGGTCCGTAACGGGTTGCTGGAGCCCGAAAACGGGACTACACTACTAACGTACCTCTCGTGTTTGCCGAGGGGGGCGTCCCTCGTGCAGCGTGTTTCATGCGGGCCGTTACCCCCGCGAAATACCATTTTGTCCGTGTGTGTCGCCTCACCCAACAACAATGGTTTGGCGATTATCCACCCGCGCGCGCTACGCGAACGGAACATCCAGGCACAGAGCCCACACTTTCCCGGATACGGAGCAGCATCCCTAACGGGCACCCGTAAAACCGAAATCGCAGGTTGAAACCCTTCGAGCCACCGCTCACACACAGAATCCACCATTTTACGCTTCCCCTCCCGAAGAAGCAACCCACACGCAGGGTTAACAGTGGCGCCCTCACCGCCGTTGGAGCTACCCAACTTCCAGGCTGTTCACGGAACTACCCTCCGCTACTCAGGCATAAGGCAATCTTCGGGGTATGGCTCGGGCCGGCGCAAACAAACACCGCCACCCCTATCCAAGCAAAGCAATAAGCAAGGAACGATCTCACATCCATGCACCAGCGGCACTCTGTGTTGCTAACAACGCCCGCCGAAACGCTGTTAGAAGTGCATGGACCCCACCAGCTCTGTGTAAACTGATGAGTTTAAAGCGCATACGCGCGGCCAAAAGGCCCGACTAAAGCAAACACGAGATTGAATTCTAAATAAAGCTCAGTTGAAGTCACGCCAGCCAAGAAGCTGGCATGCCAACCGCGAGATCAGCACCATGTCGGTCATGAGCAGCCTGCGCGCAAGCAGACGCCCATTCATAATCGGAGAAATCACCGCATGAGACCCTGGCCAGTTCCTTCCAACTATCTGAACCAGTGCCGTCAAATTCAGGGAAAGCAACGTCGCTCATCTTGCAAGAGGAATGCTCGGGCAACTCTCCAGTCATCATCAGGTAATGCTCGCGTACCTTCTCGTCCGAGACGTTCTTACCACCTGAATTGCCATCGTACATGGCGCGCAAAAACGCGTAAAAGGGCTCAACACGCGTAAAACTGGTCGCCATCGTGGCCGCGAAAATCCTGTTGCAGGTCTTCAGCTCTTCCGGGGTGACACTGGTGGTCGTCCACTGCTTAGTGGTTAACAGCCTTTTCATCTCAGGACACGCGACATATGATTCTCCGTCTTTCACAGCCACGCCATCCTTAATCAAGACATCATAACCGACCACCCTGGCATAATCATAACCAGCTGTCTTCTTCCAAGACAATTTCGGATTCCAACCCCACCTCAGGAAGAAATCATCAGCAAGACTCACGTTCGTACCAGCGCGGTGCGGTTCCCACACGGGCTCTTCCAAACGGCCTAGCGTGTCATCGCCCTCAAAGACAAACATGGCCAAATACTTCTTGCCATCTCGCGCAGATATGTAAAACATCTTCGCGCCTTGCGTACGCAACAACGACTCAACCGCTTTGTCAATCATCCCCGGCTCGACCAAGAACGACGTCCAAGCGATCAAATTCTGCAAGAAGTTACCAGAGCTCGTGAGCCTGTCGCCACTCTCACGCATAGCTCTCGGCAAAACCAACCGAAAACTACGCTTTTCGCCCGCCTCATCCTTGTAACGCATCGACCAGACGCACTTCTTCGTCCTGTCGTACACGACACGCTCGAATAGAAGTTCACCGACGTCTTCAATGCCGATGTGTGAGGCAATGTGGCGCAGGATCGCGCACTCGCACTCCTTAAGAGTCTCGGAAATCCCAAATTCAAACGCTGTTAGATCATTCTCAC